GCAGCCCGTATTTCGGCCATGGCGATCTGGCGCCGCATCCAGGGGACGAGCTCGAGCTCGCGGTGCGCGCACTCATCGTCGCTGCCGCACATCGCGCACGGCCACCAGGTCATCGGCGCGGCTCCGTACGGCAGCACCGCTCGTGGACTTCGCCCTCGCGCGCGCCGCACCAGATGCAGGCGCCATAGCGCCGGCGATTGCGCTGCAGGCGCAGGGCCCTGGCGACGAGCAGGCCGATCGCGGCAAAACCGATGACGATGGACAGCCAAGCCAGGGAATGCCGCATCATGCACCCGTGCCCTGGGTTTTTGGTTTGCTGGTTTTAACGGTGTTGCCGCGCTGCGGGCCGCAGTCGGCCTTTTCGAGCGTTTGCGCGAGCGCCGCGCGGAAATTCGGAAACGGAACGCCATCGACGTGCCAGACGCAGACGCGGAGCGTAAGCCGGGAACCGGGTTTGGTGTTGCGTGTGACCGATTGGTGAGGGGGCGGCGGCGCGGCTGTATAGTTCATCTCCATCTCAAGGCGGTAAAACAACCCACAACCTGAAAAGAGAGGCTCCAGCGCCGTTTTTGAGTACTATAAGAATTGCGGATCGAGCCTCATCGGTCCGCATGCTTCGATAACGATGCCAAACGGCGTTTTCAATGCGTCAACTTACACTGCTCATCGGCCTAGGAAACTAATGGCAGTTGAGTTGATTTACAACGGCACGCCGGGCGGTGGTCGAATCGAGGCCGCCAGCAGCAGACACCAGGCGGGACGCCTGGCCAAGCTGCGGCATTTCTGACTAACACATATTATGTCGGCAATTTGACATAATATGTGGAGACAGCACTTACGGCCTTTTGAGTAAAAGGCGCGCGCACCTGTAAGTCGTGACTTACTGCGCATTTCGCGCCTCCATCCCGGACTTAGTTCGGATAGTAAGTGCATCGTCACAGGCCAGTTTACACGCTCCCATTTACACGCTCCCATGCGAGGTGCCGATGCGCGGGTATTCGATCTCACCATTGCGGCGGGTCCGGCCAACGGTCAGCATCTCCGAAACGCGTACGATTTCGCGCGCGAGGAACACATCGAGCGCCGCCACCACATGCGGGCGTACATCCGCGTTGACGTTTTCGAGCTCTCGCCCAATCACTTTTTCAAGCTTCTCGATGACAGCCTGGGCGCGCTGTTCGGCCGGCCTCTCGCCGTTCGGAAAAAGACGTTTGTGCGCCAGAAATGCCATGTCATGCGTCCAGGAGCTGTCCAGTTGCGAGTGCGTGCGCGCCACTTCCACCCATTCGACGAATTTGAAGTCGAAGTACCAGACGATCCATAAATCGGCAAACGAGTAGCGGCTGCGAGCCGGCGCAATCCGTTCGCGTCCCGCATATTCGAGCAGGACGGCCGGGCAGGGAAGATCGCCGACAGCGAAGAACGCGCCCGGCGAAAGCACCTGGCCCACGAACTGGAGACCTGGCGCCGCCGCGAGATCGATACGCGTGAGCAGCTTCAGAAACCCGTGCTGGCCGCGCGGCGACGTTTTCGGCAAACGAGGCCGGCCGTCGACGCTGCAATGGAGGTGCAACCTCCAAGCGTGTCAACTGCCCGGCGCGAAACGCAAGATGGCTGCTTCCCGATCTCGTGCGCGAATGCCCTGAAAACGTGCTCATTTTGTGGGGATCTGCAACAGAGTGCGCAAAAGGAAAATACTCCTATGCCGCGCCCTTTGTCTTGCCCAGTCCCATGGCGCCGCGCCGGGCGGGCGCCGGCGCCGTCTTCTTCGCCGCTGGCTTCGCTTTGCGGGTGGCCGCGTTTGGGGTCGCCGCGGCGGCCGCGGCTTTCTTCGGCGCGGGTTTCTTGACGGTCTTCGCGGCCATTAGTTTGTGTTGCCTCCTGCTGCCATCGTGCGCGTGGGCGGCTCGACGTTTGGGTTGAGCCCGATCGGCGTGTTGCAGCGTCCGATCGACCAGTTCGCGAGCGAAAACACATCTGTAGTCCCGAGCGTTGCGGTCTGGTGCGTGCGCAGGTAAGCGGTGATCAAGCGGTCGAGTGCAGCGTGGTCGCCTTCGTGGCTTCCGTACGGGTACGCGAGGGTACCGGCGGGGATGGCGAGCGCGGTTTTGGCTTTGTGCGCGCCGGATCGCGAGGTCGATCTCGGGCGGGTGCGCGGGCGTGCAGGTTGGGCGGTGGGTACAGGAGTAGTAGCAGCGGTCATGAAATCCACTATGTCACGATTTCGCTACCACAAATAAGGAAAGTGTGTTGCTTTGGCGAACATACAGCGAACGTTCGCTCCGCAGCCTTTTATGCGCCGGCCGCCATTGCGCGCTCGCGGCGCGCGTTGAGTTCCGCCCAGCCGCGTTCGACGTCGAGCGCTGTGCGCAGCAGCTCGGCGCGCGCTTCGGCTGTAATCGGCGTGCGCGGGTTGAAGGTGTGGATCCTGCCTGCAGCGTGCGTCTTCCAGTCGTTGAAATATTGCTTCGCGCGGCTGTGCCTGCAGTCCCACGCGTGCTCCATCTCGCCGCACACGGGCGCGATGGCGCCGCAGTGCGGGCAGTCGGTCGCGGCTCTCCGCTCTGCTCCAGCCGCGTCGGGCAGCTGCGTCATTTCACCCTCTTGAGCTTCGTCGGTTTCCCCGGTTCAATGAACGGCGTGCCGGAAAACAACGAGTCGGCATACGCATCGATCTTGGTTGCGTCGGTCAGCTCGATGGCGAGCTTGACCAGAATCTCTTTCGCTTCTTCGCGCGTGAGCTTGCGCGCCGGCGTGAGCACGATGTCGATCGCAACCGAGACGCCGGTCCGCGGTGGAGCAACGGTGAGCCTCTGGCTCATCTGAGCGTGACCGTCGTCCCGCCGAGGTGCTCGGATATCAGCTTCCGGTAGCTTTCGACCTCGGCCTTCATCTTGTCTCGCAGCGCGGTATAGTATTCCCGCTCTGTGATGATCCCTTTCGCGATGAGAACGGACGCAAGAGCCGCGGAGTCCACCATCGCGCTATTGACGCCGACGCGCAGATGTTTCGGATCGGTTGCTTTCGGAGGCAGCTCGTAGTTCATCCACATCGCGACGCCGCTCTGCATCGCGTGGCACAGCTCATGGTATTCGCGTTGGATTTGTTCCAGTGATTCGATCAAAACAGCCTCCCTTGCGCCTCGCGCAGCACGCGCGCGGGGATCATCCACGCCGGCAGCGGCGCATACTCGAGCTCCGGAAGCAGCCAGAGCTGCCCGACGCGTTTCGCGCGCGTACGGCGTGCGAGCGCGAGGTTCCAGAGCGCGTCAAAACGCCCGTGGCACGTCGGGCAGCGCAGCGCGACGATGCTCGATGAACGCGGATCGCGTTCGAGGTGAGCCAAATTGAGGTATTTCGGCGTTTCGCGGCCGCACGCCGCGCACTTCGCGCCGTGAATGGCGATCAGCGCGGCGCGGTAGGCGCGATGCGTCGCACCGTAGTACTGGCGGTTTTCAGGTCGGATCGGCATCATCGACCTCCGTGAATCCAAGACTGGCAACTTCGGAGGCTTTCAGCCCGTGAAGCGCGATGTAATGGCGGTCGACCAGCCAGGTGCGGCCATTCACCTTGACTCTTGTCTCCCGCCCGAGCTGCTTAATCATTCGTTCGACAGCGGCGCGGGTCGTCGGGCTCGAGTAATGGAGCGGGCTCCCGCAGTGACAGCGAAGTTCAGGGCGGATCGGCATCAGAGGATCTGCTCCGTCGAATGGATACCTATCGCGACCAGACGCGCCCTCATTTTCCGGAAGGCGCGGTGCTGCGCATAATAGATCGCCCCGCGCCTCCAGCCGATATCCTGTTTTGCGAGAGAGCGCTGAGTGTAATCGCGCGCAAACCCGTCAGCGGCGGTTCGCTCGATGTCCGACAGCTCATTGGCTGCGTAGCGGAGCAGAAGCCGCGCTTCCTCCATTTGTGCATGTTCGCCGTTGCAGGCTGTGCGGTACTCAGGCCGGATCGGCATCTAACTCCAGGGTGTCACGAGCAGGGGCACGCCGCCCGCTTTGGCGCGCAGCAGCGTTTCGCTGTCGCGGTGATGCAGTTCGCAGATCGCGAGAGACAGCTTGTGTACAAGGTCGATCGCCTGCACGGTGTGCAGGAAGATCTCGATCGGCGCATCGACGTTCTGCGCCTGAAACACGAGCTTCAGACAATGGACCTCGCTCTCATCCGTAAGTTGAACGTCAATCACTCCCTTGCCTCTCAAGCCTGGCGGTCAGGGCGGCCACTGCCTGCATGGGGTTCGCCTTTACGAATTCCGCCATCGCTTCCGCGTCGTTCACATCGAGCTCGAACAAAAGTTCCTGGAGAGCTTTCGCGGAATGCACGCGGTCGTCGTCCAGCAAAACGGACACTGCGGCGCGCGCGGCTATAGCGATTTTAGTCAGGATGGCGCTTCGCTCAAAGCTGATACCGTTGATCCGTTGAATGGCTTCGTCTCTCGTCATCAGTTCACCGCCGTCTTCTTCTTCGCGAGCTCAACCTGGAGCGCGCATTCGAGCATGAGTCCTGCCAGTTCCACCGCGTCTTGCGGCTCGATGCCGACGGGGTCGACATGGCCGATCTGGATGATGACGAGACCATTTGCCGGATCCACTCCGATGCGTGTCGGCTGGCGTTCGACGTGGTCGACCTTCGGGTCGTGCGTCGCGGTGGGGAATTCGCGGGTCGGGCACACGTGCGCGTTCTGCCTGGCAACGTCGACCACTTCGCCGCAATGGCCGCATCGGGCCTCATCAGGCCTCAGCTTGCGGTGCGGGGTCTCGGCGCGCAAAAGCAGCCGGAAGGCCTCGCGAATCGCGATCTGGGCCGGCAACTCCGCCAGGATGAGATTCTCTGGCCGGCCTCCGATATGGATGCGCACGCCAATCGCATCCGCGTTCGCGACGATATATGCGGCGCGTTCGTGCAACGTCGTGGCTGTCAGGTGCATGAGTTCGAGCTTCGTCATATCGTCAGGCTTTCCCTGTCTTCAACAGGGCGTGAAAGGCGCGGAACTCGGCATCCAGTGCCGCCATCTTGCTCAGGTCGCTCGCGGTGGGTTCGCGCTCCACGTCGAACATAGTCATCACCAGCGCATAAAAATGCCCAGCCTCCTGCGTAGAATGCGCGGCGAGTCTCGATGGTTTGTATGCGTCCTGCACCTCCTGGGATGAGGATGGTCCGCTCGAATTCATTCCAGGCTTCCGCGAAGGTGTCTTTGTTGGGTGTTTCCATCAGTTCCTCGCCTGCGCGAGGCGCTCGACCTCATCCGCGGCATCGATCAGGGCGCGGCCGATCACGCGCGCGATATCGGGCGGAAACAAGGCCTGCACGTCATCGACGGTGAATTTCACGAGTTTTTCCTCGTAGTTGATGAAGACCGCATATTTGATCGTGGGCGTCACGTCGCGGCCTCGCGTTTCGGCTCGAAAATGTCGGCATCAGCTTTGTAGTTGCGTCCGCGCGCGTTGTACGCCGCCCACGCCGCGGCGCGGAATGCCTTGCGCTTCGCTCGAACGGTGTCAGCATCGGCGAGAGAATTGTCTTCGTTAAACAGCGAAGCGATAGTCGGCAAACACTCCAGCGCGTTCGCGAGCGCGGCGCGGCGGCCGCCTTCGCGGCTGAAGCAATCGCCGGGGCACTTCGCGGTCTTGGCGTGCGGCCGCGAAGACGCGCTCGCGATGACGATGCTTGCCTCGGTGTCGTTGATCTCGGCCGAAACGTCGACGACCTGGTAGATCGTGCAGTGTGAGCGGCGCGCGCGCTCGGCCTTCGACAAATGCGAAAGCTGCAGCTCGCAGGAAACGCAGTAGAGCGCTCCGTGGTGCATCAGCGAGAGTTTATGTCCGACGTGGCTCGCCCAGTCGCGCGGCCGGTCGTGCTTGAACGCGATGCGGTAGTCGCGGCCTTCGAAGGTGAACGTCATGGCTCGCGCAACCTCTGCATAATCGCGATGGAGAATAACATCGCCAATATCACCTGGTTTAGGAAAGCCTCGGCCGCCTCGGGGTTCTCATGAAATGGCGCGGGGTCACGATCATAGGCCGCGACGATCTCGTCGGTGCGCCGGTGGATCGCAAAAACCACCTGCAGCAGTGTGAACTTGCTCATACTTCCGCATCCGCTCCGGCAGCGTCGTGCTCCAGACGGTGTTCCGCGGTCGCGACGATCTGAACATCCTCAACGACGCCATTTTTGACGAAGGAAGTTCCTTTGAACTGCCCGGAGGACATGTTGGCCTTTAGCTGTGCCGCTCTTTGATTCGCCGTGGCAGACGAAGCCCACATTGAATCGATGAACCTGTTGTTCAAGTCGTCCTGCACATAGACGATATAGATCTCGATCATCCGCGCGCCGCCTTCGGCTTGCGCCCGCCGCGATTCGAACGCGGTTTATCCCAATATGGCGAACCGCAGCCGGGGCACACCGTCGGAAGTTTGTTGAGGTTGCGACGAAGCCACTTATGCGGGCAGCGCTGGCACGCGAGCTGCAGCGCCTGCTGCAGCATTTCCGGGGTTGCCTGAGAGGCGGGCGTCGGTGAACTTGCCATACCGATAGGTCATGACTATACCCCGGTCGCGCCTGTCGAGTAAACAGGTACGCGCGAGAGGGTGTGAAACGCGACATACTGGCCCATATGGCCGTTCTTCCGCTGATTTCTCCGCTTACCGTGCCTGTCCGAGCGCGCCACGACGTTTCGCCGGCGGTCTCCGCTGCGATCGCGGCGATGGAGCGCTCGGCAGTCACGGAGGTCTCGCGCATCAGATACAACGATCACCGCCTGGAGCTCTGGCGCGCGTTCGCGGAGTATGCGCAGGCGAATGTCGGCAATATCGAGGGTCAGCTCGCAGCCGCGCTGGGTCGTCCGCAGGACGCCGCGGGGTCCGGATGAGCGCGCTCGCGCGCTGCTGCATTTCCGCGTGCGTGTGGTGCGCGTTTGCATGGCGCATCGCGCGGCGGCTCTGATGAGCGCGCGATCGATTCACGATTTCGGAATCGTCGACGAGAATGGCGATGCCTTCGAGCTGACGATCAACCTCTCGGGTCGGGAAGGCTGCCGTCTGGTCTCCATCCTCCAGACCGCGCGGGGTCCTCGCCGTACCGAAGTGGCTGCCGTCTCCGCTGATCAGTGGAACGCAGTGGCCGCCACCGCCGTTCGCGAGCTCGCGGCGGAGATGGACATAACTGAGCGACGCCAGAACGCGCCAACGCTTCGCCAGGGGCTAAACCGCATCAGCCCGCTCGTGGGCCGTGAGTTGGGAGTGCTTCTCATCGCCCTCATGGAGGACGGCGACCAGAGCCGTGCGGAAGCAGTGCGCTACGCATGGCGCGAGTTGGCCCGTGAGGAACGATGGTGGCTCTATTCGAAGGCCGCGGCCCCCGGTCAGAAACCGGGCGCCGGATGGCGTCGCGCCCTGTTCCACGCCCTTAGCGAGACTTCGTAACGGCCCTTCGCCCGCAGACCACGTGCGACCGAGCTTATCGCGCGCCCGGTGTCTCGACCTCCAGAAGGTCCAGAATGCGCGCCACGTCGGGGTGGAGCTGGAGCAAATACTGCAGCTCCTGCAGGCGATCAGCGCGCTGCGCGTCCTGCCGCGCGCCGTGCAGATGCGCGTCAACGCGCGCGCTCAGCCTGCCGAGCGCCGGGCCGCCGCAAAGCGCGCCGCCGCGCGCGTCGTAGCCCGCCGGGGCCGTGGTCTGGTGTTGCATCGCTGCCTTCTCCAACATCGCCTGCGCCTTGTCCATCTTTTCGGCGTCCGCCGCCGTGTTGCCGGGTTCCCAATTCATGCCCATTGCTCCAGTGTGCGCTCTGCGGAAGTTTCCGGGGGGTCGATTCCGCGTGGGGTTATGTGAGGGGCGAAGCTGCCGACGTCAGCAGCGAATATTCGCAACTCCAGCATTTGCTTGGTTTTACGCGCAAAACCGTACGTAAACCTCTTGGTTCTTGGTACAGCAAAATGGGCCTGGTAACCGACCTGTTTGCCTCGCTAATTCAGCCATTCTTGCAAAAGGTTTTCGGTACACCCCTCTCTCAACGCATCCACGACCGTCGATTTTGGCACTCCCAGTACCTTCGCGATCGCTCCGAAGCTCGCCCCGTTCGCTCGCAGACGACGTGCCTTCTCCCGATCGAACTCGCGCGGCGGTCTACCGCAGTGTTTCCCCATGAGCTGGGCTTTCCTCTGTCCTGCGCGAATTTTCGTTGACTGGTGGATTTTCAACTGTGCAGCCACTTTGACGACGTCGAGCTGCTCCAAGCGCGCGAGTCCCTCAGCGATTTTTGCGATGCCCCTCTCCAGGCGCGCCATGCCCGCCTCAAGCTTCCTTAACCGCTCGTCGGTGCGGAGCGCTCGTTCGGCTCGATCGGCACGCTGGGCCGGGTCCGCCTCTGCCGGCGGAAGTTCCGGACTGCTTCCGGCAAGAAAGCGAATGACCCTCTGCGCGTCAGGGGGAGCCGATTCAAAATCCTTGTATCTTTTCCCAAACAGACCGAGTCGCGCGATGCGGTCCAGCACGTCGTCGGAAGCCATCCCATCGATCCTACAATGTCGCCAGCTACTTTTCTCTGAGCGCGGCGGCGAGGGTAGTTAACGAAACGTCGAGCGCCTTCGCGATCGCGCGCAGGCTCTTTCCCTCGTTGCGCAGGCGGCGTGCTTCATCGCGACGGAAGATTTTCTTCGGGCGCCCGCAGTGCTTGCCCTGGCGCTGCGCTTCCGCGACGCCGGCGCGCACGCGCTCGACGATCATGTTCCTTTCGAGCTCCGCGAATGCCGCGAGGATCTGCATCAGAAACCGGCCGGTCGGTGATTGCTTGTCTGTGTCGATACCCTGCGTCGGCGCGATGAAGCGCACGCCGCACTGGTCGAGGATCAGCACGTTATCGGTGAACTGCTTCATCGACCGCGCGAAGCGATCGATCTTCCATACGACGACGACATCGAACTTCCGGAGGCGCGCATCAGCAAGCAGTTTCTCGAGAACCGGGCGGTGCTTGACCGAGCTCATCTTCTCCGGATAGTCGACGCTCTCCCAACCCATGCGGGCGACGTACTCGCGCAGCTCCGTGAACTGCATGTCGTTGCGCTGGTCGACGGTGGAAACGCGGGCATAGATCGCCGCGGTCGTTTTGATGGGTGCTGGCATTTCTTATCTGAGTAGTCGCCAGTTCAGCGGTGCCGGGCTAACTTCGCGCTCTCGCGCTCCAAAGCTTCGTGCAACAGCGATTTCATGTAGGTCTGATACGGCAGCCCTTTCGCCGCCGCGAGCTGGTTCGCCTTCAAGAGGTCAGCAACGCTCAGCCGGATGCTGATCACGCGGGTCTCGGGCCGCGCGAACACACCGCGCACGCCGCCGCTGAAATCCGTCACCTCCGGGATATCGGCGGTGTCGATTTGGTCGTCGGGCATCGCCGCGACAGCCTGTAGTTCCGTTTTCATTGCCTTAGAAATTGCCTTCTTCATATGCCGTCCTCTCCGATGGCGTTGCGCGCCGGGCCGAGATGATGCGGACAATCTCATCGTTTTCGGAGGTCTCCAGAATCGTGTGCGCCACAAGCACGATGCCACTGAGCGCCGCGCCTATGGTCCAGAAACGCTCTTCGCCGTCCACCACCCGATCCAATGCGGTCAACGCGAGCGGGTCGGAGAACACCGGAACGACCGAAGCGAAATCGATATTGTGCTTCGCAATGTTGCTCCGGTTCTTGTTTTCGTCCCACTCGAATCGAATCGCCATCTATATATACATTGTATATATAGTAGCCACAATTAGCAAGGGAAATTCTTCAGCGCGGCGGTAAAGCTTGTCGCTGCCCCGCCGAAATCGAGCCGAATCGACGTACTCGCAGGACCGCCAGGCGCGTCCAGGCGTTCGACGACGCCGGCGCGCACGACCAGGACGCCGGCGACGATCGCGGTCACGGCATAGCGGTATGCGACAGTCTGCGCATTCTCGGCCTTCATCGTGAGGGTATAACCTTCCACGGCCGCGAGGTCGGCGCTCGCCGCTGAACGGGCGGGAGCGAATGCAATAAAAACCATTGCCATGAGTGCCGGTAACGTCGTCATTTCCTGCCTCTTTCAAACAACCGTCCGATGATTTTGAGCGCGCGTGTTTCAAGGTCTGCGAGCTGCGCGGCCGCCTGGGGGCTGTTGCGGCGAGCGATGATATCAGCCAGGCCGCGCGCGAGCAGGCAGGCGCCGAACGCGCCCGCTGCCAGTACGATGATCGCGTCGCCGTCTACCATACGTCGCCGCCGGGATCGGTCATGAAAAGCGAGATCTCTTCCTCGCTGTAGGCGTCGAGCGGATCTTCGTCGTCCCAACCGCGCTCCTCCGCTTCGGATGGGCCGTAATAATCGCGATCGCTGTCCGCGGTCCACATGCTGGCCATCAGCGACCGCCTCTCTGCTGCCCGATGTAGACGCTCAGCGCGACCGCTCGGAGGTCTTCGCTGTTGAACACAATGTCGCCGAACCCGCTGCGCTGCGAATACTTGCGCGCCTCGTTCATGGCGTCGATCGCAACCATGAAGGCGGCGCAGAGCTGCGCGGTGGTCGCCGTGATGCCGGTCGCGGCGCGGTCGATCGCTTCGGCCGGCGCCGGTGGCCGCGGCTGCCGGCGCTGCTGCAGTGAGGCTTCGAGATCGCGCTCAAGCGTCGAGCGCGTTTCGTGTTGCGTCGAGCGAGTGCTAACCTGCGGTGGTAATCTGCCTGCTGCGGGGGCGGGCGCGGTCATTGACACTGGCGCGCTCGCCTCATCCGGTACCAGTTCAACGCGCAGCGAATGCCCGCCGCCGCGCGGCATCCTGACTTTCGTGACGCGGATGAAGTCCGCGGGTTGTACGCCGAGTTCGCGCAGCGCGCGCTCGAAGTCGCTGCCGTCTTCGTCGCTCAAAAAGAGCTTGCGTTCGTCGATCGCGCTGAACATGACGCGGCCGCCGGGGTAGCGGCTCGGGACGTTTTTGCCCGTTATAAATCGGAGGGCAAAAGTCTGCGCGATGCCATATTCCAGCGTGATGTCATTCGAGACGGCGCGCGGGCCATTTGCTGGGGTTGCCATCGTTATTCGCCTCCCTTGTCCAGTTGCGCCGCGTGATCCTCCAGGATCCGCGCGGCCAGTTCGTCGCTGATCCTGCCCGCTCGCAGATCGCGAGCCAGGTTCCGCAGTGCGAGCGCGCGCAGCGCCTTCGCACACACCTTCGAACGCAGGGCTTGCAGTTCGTCTTCGAGCTTCGCCATTACGCTACCCGCTTTCTGCCGCGCATGCGCGCCGTGAGCTGCGCGCCGACCGAGGGCGTCCGCAGCCAGCTATCGTCGACGTATTCGATGATGCGGTCGCCGTTCGGCGTGACCGCCTTCAGCCAGCTATTGATCGCGGCCGCGATCGGCTCGGCTATGCCGCTGCACGCGGCGGTGTGGGCGAGTGCGTCGCAGCAAGCCTGTGAGCATCGCGGCGTCTGGATGAAACCGGCGAGCGCGTCGTAGTCGATCGCGTCCGCGGCTTCTTTCGCGTCGAGCGCTTCCTGCGCTTCGAACGCGATGCGCTCCTGATATTCGCGGTCTGCTTCTTCGATTCCTGCGTAGGTGTTGGGGTTTTTCATCGGGGCTCCCGTGCTTTGTGTGCTTCACGTCAAGCACAACTTTAGTATCGCTTGACTGTGTGCTTCACGTCAAGCATAATAACTGCATGACGCCAAGTATTTTGATGCTTGACGAGAGGGAGTACGATAGTGAACGATGCCAAAGAAAAAGGTGGATGCGGAGACAAGCGCCGCAGCTGCAGCAATGGGAAGGAAGGGCGGCCCGGCCCGAGCCAAGTCTCTGACGAAGGCTCGACGCTCCGAGATCGCGGCGGCAGCGGCGCGGGCGCGGTGGGGAGAGAAGGCGGAAAAGAAAGAGGATTGAGATGACCGACTCGATAAGCGTGGCATTGATCAGCTCAGGGGCGTCGGTGTTGGTTGCGATCACTGCCCTGATCCTGAACTATCGCGGCTTTGCATCGATCGATGCGCGCCTGCTTGCGCTCGAAGGCCGGGTCGATGCGCGGCTGAACCTGATGCAGTCGGATATGAAAGATCTCAACAAGACCATGACGGCGCTCGAAATCGACGTCGCGCTCCTGAAAGATAAGGCGGGGCTGAAGTGAGGGGTGGGACGCGCGAGGAGCGGGAGGAGGGGTGACGCCGTGGATGACGATCTGATTCAGGAGCTCGTCAACGAGTTGTTCTCCGCGCTCTGTGAAATTCGTGCGCTCAAAGATCTTCTCGTCGACCGTAAGATCGTTACAGAAGAAGAATTGACCGCGCGAATCCGTCAGTCGCGGTTCGAATTCACTGCGGAGCTGAAGACCGACGCCGCGCGTCGACGGCTCGTGAAGCTGCTCGCAGATCAGCCAATACAATGAGCGTCTCCCGCGCCAACTCACCCCGTTTGCGCTCGCGCTCCTCCGCTGCGTCGACGCGCCGTTCGAGGCTTTCGAGCCGTTCAAGTAGGGCGACGTCCATATTAAGAGTTTAAGCGGAAGCCCAATATGCTGGAGGAAGTGACAGTGCACAAAGAGCTGGTATTCTCGATCGCCGATTTGAGGTATGTCTCGATCACGTGCCCGCACTGCCGGACGCAGGTGATTCTCGATATGCAGGAGAAATCCGCCTTCGCGGAAAAGCACGGTTTTTTCGCGCCGTTAAAGTGCCCAGGCTGCAAGGCCGATTACGATTCCGCAATCCAGCCCGCGGTCGACGATCTGCAGCACGCCTGGCAATCTCTGCTGAAACTCGGCGACCGGATTGGTTTCCGTGGCGAGCCGCAGGTTACATCAAGTCTATGAGCGAATTCGATTGGGTGGCAGCTCGCGCGGAATGCTCGATCGAGCGCGTTTTTCAGCAGATCCGGATGGGCGTCGAGAGCGATATCGAACGCATGAATAAACTGCGTCCTGCCAACGCTGACTATGGTTTCAAGATCGTGCTCAGCGAGGGGAAAATTGCCGTGGTCCGGCAAGGCTACATTTCGCCCCGTTCGGTCACATTCACTCGGGCGCGGAATGGAATTTCCATCGTGAATGACGAGGGGAAGGTCACGATGGAGGCGACTTTGACCCTGAGCGATGACGGCGAATGCCGGCTGAAGATAAACGGGCGGGAGCGCGAGTTCTGGCAGTTCCGCCGAAAGGCGCTCGAAGACTTGTTTTTTGAGGTTGATTGATGAAGGTTGATTGATGGACGAAGAGCTGGTCGAAGCCTGGGAGGGCCGCGATCCCGACGAGTACGACGTGTGGAACGCTGAAGCGTTCCTCGCGCCCGCATATGCCGTCGCCGCGCGCGCCGCGATGCGGAAAGCCGCGATCGAGCAGCTCTTCGCGCTCGAGTTCGATCCGGCATGCGAGCCGGGGCTGCTGAATTAGATTATTTGCCTTTCCTGGCTTTGGCGGCGTTGAATGCGTCGAGCGATTTCTGCAGGAGCGTTTCGAGGTCGGTCGGTTTCGCCGCATCGGCCGGCTTATAGCCCATACGATCCGCGATCATGTCCGCGGTTTCTGCGCTGGGTGGACCGCCCTTTTCCGCCAGCGCTTTCGCGGCTTTCGTCAGGTTTGCGGGCGTGGGGTCGAGCTTGTTCTCGGTGAGGTATTGCGCGAAGCGATCCGCGCGGCGCGCGCGATTCGCCCAGGTGATATCTTCCGCCTGATGCTGCAGCTGCGCCGCCTGCTCGTCGGCGGCGTCTTCGACGAGTTGGGCCGCACGAGCGTCCGCAATCGGCGGATGCGTGGCGGCGCGCAGCGCGTCGACCTTCGCCACCAGCTCGGGCGGTAGACTCGCGCGCGCATCGGGCGTAAATGGGGCCCACGTTTCAGGGGTGCCCGGGGGGCCCGGCTCCCAGACGTTGCCGGGTGCGAAGTCTTCGGCTGTTGCAGTGTATTGATCCGGCGCAGGCAGATCCGAAACATGCGCCGCGGCAGCCGGCGGCACCGCTTCGGCCGCGGGTTGCGCTGCGGGGCTGGGGTTGGGCGGCGCGGGTTCTCGGGGCGTCCCTGGCAGTCGCTCGTAAGCGGCATCCTGGGCGGCCTGCGCGGCCGCGGACGCGCGCATATCGGCGAGCGCCTGCTCGGTGGGGGTGAGCGGCACTGCCGGTGTTTTCTTCGAGTCGAGCAGCTTGTTTGCGATAGTCGCGACTTTATTTGCTGCGCGAATCGCAAAGGCTGCGCCGGGATGAACGATGCCGACGGCATCCGCGACCGCGCCGGGCACGGTCGGGATCGTGTCGGGCAGTTTGTCGCGGAGCGCCTGCGCGCCGGATTTAACTGCCGCAGCCGCCTCGGGAGCTGCTTCGATGGCGGCCGGCGCCGCGAACGGCGCGACAAAACCGGCCGCGGTGCCGAGCATCCCGGTATAGTTGCCGGCGTCATACTGCTTTTGCATTTTGGCCGCGGTCGCGGTCGCGCCGGGGCCGACGATCGGCGTGTTCCGGATGTCCGGATGTCCGGCGAAGTTCCGGAGCTGGTCTTTGAACGACGAAAGCAGTTCGGTCGCGGCGTGCTCGCCGAAATCGCCGCGTTTATAGCTGTCGGTGATCTGGTCGACTACAGGGCGGATGGCGCCTTCGTAGAACGAGCGCAGCATGCCCTGCGATTCGGCCGGCGCGTCGGGCGTGGTCCCGACGTTCCGCGGGCGCATGTCGACGGGCGGTGTCGCGGTGTTTTTCGCATCCCACAAATTCGCTTTGGTTTCGTTGTCGATCGGCAGCCGCTGCAGCCGCGCAGCGAGGTCCTGCGGGCCAGCCGCGGCATGCCAGGCATCCCATGCGTCGGCGCGCACGCTGTCGGGGATCGGTGCGGATTTCAGCAGCTGCTCGATATCGGGCATCTATTTCTTTTTTCGGAATGGGTTCTGGTTTGGATCGGCGCCGGCGGCGGCCGGCGCGAGGCCTCGATCTTCGCGGCTGCGCGTCTTGCCGGATCCGAAGCGCTGCTCGTCGGTCGAGTCGAGCGTGCGCAGCGCAGCATCCTTGACGCCGTTGAGCGAGCCCTGCATCAGAGGATCGCTCAGGGTAATGTTGGGCGACACCGATTCGAGCGCTTTCGCCAGCTCGACGGGCGGCCGGCCGCCAATGTTGGCCTTCAATTCCTGGGTGAACAGGTAACGGAGGTTTGAGCGCAGCTCGGCGGCCTTCGTTGCGGCCGACGCGCTCAACCCGACCGTTGCGCCGATATCCTGTTCGGCATTGCCGATTCTGCCCAGCACCGCGCCGCGGCGCGACTGGATTTCCGGGTCCTGCAGAGCGTCGGTGATTTGTGCGACTGCCTTGAGCGCATTGTGCGCTGCGCGTTCCTGATCGACTGCCGGGCCTGATAGCGGCTTCGGAAATGGCAGACCTGTCGACGCGGTGAATGCCTGCGATACGGGTGTGCGCAGAGCCGCCGGGACTTGGTTCGCGCTGTCGGGATTTTCTGCGACCTGTTTTGCCCAGCCCTTGACGGCGTCGCCGCCGAATTCCATCGAGAATTTTTTCGCGTTGATACTCGCGTTCTGGCCTTCGATGGCAATCCGCTGATTGCCCTGCCTCTCTGAGGTTGCGTCGCGTTTCGCGGTTTCGGCTGTGGTGACCGCCTGGTCGGGTGTGAGTGCTGCGGCGAGGAAATCGCCGGGTTTCGACGCGCCTGTGAAGCGCTTCGCGACGCCGTGCGGCGTCTGGTCGAGCAGCTCGGCCACGGCGTCGGGTCCGCCTCGCTTCAAGGCAGCTTCCAGCTGTGGAGCGAGCGCTGCGGCCTGCTTCTGATTCGCGTCCGCGACTTCGCCCGGCGCAAGGCGCGCATCCTTCGCGGCTCCGGTATCGGCGGTCAGCTTGCGTGCTGCCGCGCTCTCTTCCGCCGCTTTCGCGGTGCGGTCCTTGAATGCATTCTCGATCGCCTGCTCGCTCGACACGGCGAAATTCCGGTGCATCATGAGCCAGTTCTCGCCGGGGTATTCGACGGGTACGTCGGCCGCCTGGGCTTTGCCTGCTGTGATCATCTGCTGACGCGCGGCGGCCCACTGCGGAACGCGCGACGCTTCATCGGGAAGCGCGAGCAGCGAGTTCGCCGCGGATCCCATCGCCTGGGTGGTCGCGGCTTCATTCTTCAATTGGGTCTCGTTCAATTTGGCGTGCTTGTCCTGGATATCGAGCAGCTGCTGCTGGATCCCGACCATCGCCTTCGGCGAGACGCCCAGCTGCATGGCGCGCTGCTGGTATTTCGCCATGTCGCCGCCCGACTCCATGTAGGCCTGGCGCATCGTCGCCTGGTCCTTCATATCGATCTGCTTCTGCTGCAGATCGAGCGCGTTCTCCTGGATTTTTTGCGCGCCGATCTGCGCGTCCTGCACGGCGCTGCGCAGGGTCAGCGCTGTGCGCTGTTTGCCTTCCTCCAGTGCCTGCTGCCTCGCCTGGACCTCCTGCATGGTCAGCAGGCCAGCGGGCGCCTGGGGCGGCGTATAGCTTGCGTCAAACGGCATTTGTTAGTCCTTTGAACTGTCGGGCATCGACTGGCCGCACGTCGGGCACGTGTCGCAGTCGGCGCCGCCATTGCCCTGCGCCTGCGCGACTGCGCTCGCGAGGGTCGATTGCTTCTCATTCATGGGTAGCAGTCCAGGCGCCGCTGGTGCCTTGTAGTTTGCGTTGAAAGCCATAGTTATCCGCCGATTCCGAGCAGGCCTGCGCCCGCGTTTAAGATTGGGTTGAGCTCGCCGCCGCCCAGACCTGAAAGCATCCCGGTGTAGGCGTTGTTTTTTCCGATGATGCCGGTCGCTCGCGCATTTCCGGCGTAAATCTGCGAGTTGCCGACATACTCTGCGGCGGTGTTCTGGTTTTTTGCAATCGTCGAGGCCGCGTTGGTCGTGAGGTCCGCGTTGAACTTCTGCGTATCGATGCCGACGTCGCCGGCATATTTCGCTCCGGTCTGTAACAGCCCTGCCGCCGTGCCCGCTGCCCCGGTCTGCAGCGCGCCGCCGAACTGCGCAGCGTCGGTCGTGTTGGTTCCTTGTTTGGTCGCGGCCGTCTGTCCCGCATCGGCGAGTTTCTGCAAATTCTGGACGTTGTTTTGCTGTGTCGTGGTGAAGCGATTGAACGCGTTCTGGTATTCGCTCGATGCCGTGCCCTGCGCGTACTCGGTGAGATCCTTCAGCAGTCCGCCGCCCTGCACGCCGCCGCGCGCCGCTGCCTGCCGTTCCAGCGCTTGCTGACCCTGCTGCAGCCGGAACTGGTAGCCGGGGTCATTGGCTTCCATATCTGCAGCGGTGAATGTCTTCGACAAATCGCCGCCGGTGGTGAGGCCTGCTTTCAGGCGGTCGGCCGCCATCGAGCCCGCGCTCGAATAGGGATCGAGCCCCACATTCGCCAGCTGGGACGCAGTCGTGGCGCCGGTGGCCGCCGTCGCTGCCGTGCCTTTGACGTCGCTCGCGCCCGCTGCCGCCGTGCCGAGCATCTGTGCGCCCGCGTCGTTGCCCGCGTTGACGACGTTCGCGCCGCCGTTGCTCGCGGCGGTGCGGATTTCACCATTACCTTCGGTCGCTGCGCTCGCGACGGTTTGCGCGGCTTCCTGCGCGCCGCCGACCTGGGCGTTCGCTGCCTGCCCAGCCGCGTTCGCGCCCATGACGCCGCCGATGACATCCGTAAGAATTGACATTGTTTTCCTTGGTTTTTTGCGCCTGGTTTTGCCAGCTCATGCCGCGACCGACGTCGCGACTAGATCGTGACTGAGCCAGCAACGACGGCGTATGTCCCGTGCGCGGCTTTCGTCGACGTGAGCGTTGCGATCGCAGCCAGCAGCGCTGCCATATCCGTCGTTGCGCTCGTGACATTGCCGGTAACGCTCAAATTGCCCGCGCTGTCGATAAGCGCGAGCAGAGTCGGGGTGAAGCTGCTTCCAGGCGTCAGGCCGGTGTTGTAGTAAATATGAATGCCCGCTACGAGGTTCAGAATCGTCGCGGTGGTGTCCTTCGCGATCCAGTTCGGACTGATGAATACTGCACCGTTCGTGATGAGGGTGGTGCCGCCGATGTTGATGAGGAAAGTGCCTTTGTCGGCGTCAGTGTCGCAAACATGGAATCCCGGAGTGGTCGCGCCGACGCGGATATCAAGCGGGTAAAGCGGCGCGCCCGCGCCGCCGATGCCGACGAACCCGCCGAGCCTGGTCTTGCGGCCGACGATCGCAACCGTTGTGCCGTCGTCCGAGATCGCGCTCTCGACCAGCACGCCCGGTGCGCTCACTTTCGGGATCGCGCCGGCATGAAGCAACTGCGAAGCACCGCTGATCAGGTCCGAAAAAAACAACGTCCAGCCGCGCGCCAGATTGCCGAGCGTGTCGATAATCTGCGTTCGAATCGGTGCCGAGTTCGCCATTTATTCGACGTCCACCGACGCTTCGATCAGCGCGACTTTGAGCGCGGCCGTGATCGTAATCCGCAGAACGCGATCGCGATGCCTGCCGAGCCGCCGCCAGTCGTAGTACCCGAATGCGCCTGCCACAAATGGCGGCGCGGTGGTGCGCGCGCCGATGAAGGTCTCGCCGCCGTCCAGCGAGTAATCGAGCGACGGGTCGATCGCGCCGCTGTTTTCGGCGATCAGTCTGAATTTGTGGAGATAGCTCCAGTCCGCCGCTTTGGTCGATGGCAGCCGCGCCGCGCGCGAGCGCGTGATCTGCGTTCCGTTGTCTGTGTAGAACGCCATATCCATCGCGTAAAGCGCGCCGGTCGACCAGTCGCCCACAATGTGCTCGCCAAAACACCACGCGTGGAACATGCCGCGCTGTCGATCGTTCGATGAGCCGTTCCACCAGCCGCGCCGATGCCAGTAGCCTGCGGTCCGGTCGTAACACCAGGTGGCGTTTCCGCTGGGAAACGTAACGACCCAGAATTCATGGCCCTGGTCGACATAGGTGTACGAGACGGCATCTCCCACCGTCGAATAGCTGCGCCAGATCGCCTCGATCGCCGAAGTCGAAACGCGCTGGGGTTGAAAGCCCTGCGCGAGGTATGCCACCACGCCTCCGCGCGCGGCATCATTCGACAGCCAGACGACGCTTTCCCCGAGCCGCGCCGGCGAGTTGGGCGCGCAGCATCCATGCGGAATGAATGCGCCCGCAATGCGCGCCAGCGGGAAAGACGCGGCGCCGGTGTTTTGCCAGACTTCCGTCGTGTCGCTGCCGAACAGCCAGAGCTCCTCATGGTCCGCGAGGATCGCCTGGATGTTGTCCGGGTACGCTTCTTTGACGGCGAAATCGATCGGGTGCCAGGTGGTGCCGTCATTGATCGCCGAAATATTGAACTGTTTCGTGTTCGGCGCGCTGGCAATGAAATAGCCGTCAAGAAACGCGCCCGGCGATCCGGTGACGGGCAGCGTCGCGGTCCACGCGGTGACGCTTCCGCCGGGGTTGAAGGCGACGAGGATATGTGTCGCATCAATGACCTGCACGATGAGGTTCGGGTTGCTGCCGCCGGTCGCGCCGGTGAGCGTGATCGCCTGGCCGAGGAACGTCTGATCGAAGGAATCGCCGCCGGTGCCGGTGATCTTGTACCACAAACCATAACCGAAACCCGGGACGTTGGCCGGCGTCAGAACGCCGCCCGTCGCCGTGCCTGCCAGCGCGGGATAGAACACCTGCACGGGTCCGGCGCCGTTATCGCAGTAGACGAGTCCGGCCGAGATGATGAGCAGCTGTGAGCCGTTCGGGAAGATCTGCACAGGCAGGCCATCGGTGCCGATCACGCCGCGGTCGTTGTAGCCGACGTAGCTTACGCTGGTCTGAGTGCCCGCGCTCGAAGTGAGGGTGATGCCGGTCGAGCCGACGAAGGTTGCGACGGTGTAATTGACGCCGTTGATCCGGATGGTGGTCCCGACCATTCCCGCCACAAAACCGCTGCCCGACTGCAGCCCGACGCTGGTTCCGGCCGTACTGACAATGCCCTGGAAAACCTCATAGAGCCGCGCGCCGGATGCCACGAAGGTCCGCGTCTGATTCGCCCATATGCCGCGGATCGGCGACTGCGGCAGCGTGGTCAGCAGCGAGATCCCAGGCGTCCCGTAAAGCACGAGTGCCGCCGGTACCGCGGAGCCGCCGCTGACGGTCGCCGGCTTGGATTCGACGTGCTCGACGAACAGGTTCCATGTTTCCTGCGCGTCGGCGTAAGAACTCCAGGAGGTATAGCTGCCGCCGATGAATCCGGGGAAAAGAGCGAGCGCCACGGTCTACCAGTCTCCGGTCAAATAGGCGTAGTAATTGCGCGTGCCGGGCTGCCTGCGGCCAGCCTGCCCGATCGCTGGATCGCAGCGCATCACTGGCGCTACGGCGTTGAAGTTCTCGATCGCGGTGAGCGCGGCGGCTGCGAATTCTGTCGCTTTGGGGTTCATCCGCTGCTGCGTCGGGAACATCGCCGCGAGCCGGATCCCCAGATTCCAGACGATCGCTTCCTCGTACCCTTGCGGCAGAATCACCACGTCAGTGAGCGCGCCGAATGTGGGGATCGCCTGCCAGGTGAAGAGCTCCAGCAGATAGTCCGCGAGGGCTTGCCCGTACAGGTAAAGCGTCGAGAACGGCACGCCCGCGTCGTTATAGAGCGACCACGGAATAGTGCCGGGGATTTCCTGAACTGTGATGGCCGCCCACGCGCGATACGTCAGCAGGGTCACTTCTTCGCGTACAACCGGGCTCTGGTTATTCAGGATGATGTTGGCGCGGTCGATCTCGATCGGCCGCTGAGCTGCGGGGAAATCGACGGCTCCGGGTCCGATCTGGTACTTCTTTTGTCCGGGGACAAGCGGGTATGTGTTGATCGAAATCC